AATTACCTTATGGTAATATACTCTTCCATCAATATACCAGGTACGGAAAATCTCATGAGACTTTTTATCAAAGTTCATGAGTTCTTTAATGTACTTGAATTCTGATCGAATAGCATCCTTTAATTTATCAGATCCTGGTAGATTTGATAATTCAATTTCTACTGGAGAATCATTTAAATCTGAAACGATTGCTTCATTTACAACATCTTCGATTGCACTATCTGCTTCTGGGTGCAGACACATCTCACGATATCTACGAATCAGATCCTGTTCACTTTTGTATACGCCTTCAATATCAACGTATTGGCCGTAAAACCCACTCGACACAAAGAAGTCCGACTTATCTTCATCGGACTTGGGGATCGGTGATACGACCCCTTTCGAGTTATTTTCCCCAGAATCAGGGAGTTTAAAACCAAACAGTTTTGCCATTGTATAATTTCTTTGCTACTATTATAACACTATTTAGGAGCCGCTGCCAAGCTGTGTTGCACCAGTTGGATCTAGAGCATCCCACCATTGAACTTGTAATTCAACTGTAAACTCTTCAAGTGAGTCTGAACTATCGTATGAAAGAGCAATGTCTGACACGTTAGTTGGGAAAACACCAAAGAATTTATATGCCTTAAGAACTGGCATATTAACTGCTGTCTGTGGTACTGGACCACCAACTGCTGATCTACCAAATTGTCTTACGAACACATCTTTCTGATATGAAGTAGGATCTGTTAGACCTGCATTGTCCTCATGCTTGTTGATGAGGTTCATCCATCTTTCAAATGTGTTTCTAATTCCGAAATCAACATCGTTGATAACGGTAACAGTCCAAGGATCGAAAACTCTGTCTCCTGCGATTTTCAGGTTTCTACCTCTAAATGGGATGTTAATTGGTGTAACATTTGATGCTGGTAAGTTTGCTGCTTTGACTAAGAATCGTGCCTTGTCGGTTACTTCGTCTCTAGTTGCGTCGTTTGGGATAGCTGCATCAGGGAAGAATAATTCACATTCAAATAAATTAGGACGAGCACCACCCCCGACCATTCTACCCTTGAACGCATCAAGGGTTCTGTCTTTAGTAGCAGGAATGTTTAGGTTTGCCATTAATTTGTTTCCTCTAAGTAATTAATTTAAACGTTTCCAACGACTTCTTCAAAACTAATTCCAGTGCGTGTAGCAACGAATGTTAGTCCGATAAAGTTGATTGATCTTGCTGGTTTGACAAAGATGTCAGCCCTGAATTGATTGGAATCAATTATATCAGGGGTGTTATTTGTTTCGTCACAAACAACAACATAATCAGTGATACCTCTCTTCGCTTTAATGTCACGAAGATATGGTTCAACGACATTCAAGAAACTTGATCTTGTAATAACGTCATTGAATTCAAATAACTGATCTTTTGCTGCTCTTCCGATTGTTTCCTCAATTGTAAGGAATAAACGACGAACATTGATTCTATCGAATGCAGAAGCAGTAGCAAGTCCTGTTCTGTCACCGAATAGAATAATACCTGATCCAGGTTGGGCAACTATTGGGTTAATCCTCTTAGGATAAAGAAGATCTCTCTGTGCCTGTGATGGGTTGTATGCTAGTTTAACTGCTCCATTTAGTGCTCCTCTGGAAGTACCAGCAGGTGAGAACCAAGGGAAGGAGTTAATAGATGTTTTTGCCATCAATCCAGCAACGTCAGCGTTGGTTGGAAGCCATCTGTACTCATTATTCCATCTATCATACTGATATTTGTAACCAGTATCAAAGACTGCATAAGAAGAAGACTGAAGATTATCATAGAATTCAATTATATTATCAGTCTGTGTATCTGGATTTGCTTGTCCAACAACACCTGCACGGTGTGGAGAAATAACTGCGATACAGTCCTTTCTCAACTCTGCGATTGCAATCAGTGCTTTTGCTTTTGCTTGGGAATCCCAAATTGCACTACCACCAGAAGGTCCGTTAATTAAGAAGTCAACACTGTATTCTGCAGGATTCTTGAGAACGTTATATGAATTAATAACATCTCCACGAAGTACACCGAATCCATCACCAGAAGTATAATTCTTACCTGCCTTTAACTCATCAGTTGTTGCACCGCTAACTGCAAAGGTAACACCTTGAGCATTGCTGCCTACATTGCCAACACCAGATCCAGTAAACTTATAATCATTATCGCCACTGTCTGTTAATCCAGAAGCAACACCATCTGTTGAATATCCAACATAAATGTACTGAGAATTTTGAGCAACTCTATCTTTGAAGTATGTTGATTCTGCTGGAGAAATCTTACCATCTTTTGCTTTAGAAAGATATGTAAATTTCTCAAGAACATTACCTGCGATTCCACTTATGGATCCAGATTCATCAACAACTGCAATATGAATCTCATCATTTTTACCACTTCTTTCTTTGGAGAACTGTGAGGTTCCTGGTTTTTCTGCAATTGACTTCCAATAAACATCAGAATTGACTAATCCCAATTTTTGTTCATTGTACCAATCTTTGTTAGTAGAACTCGTAATTGTCCAAGCATCAGAAGCTGTTGAACTGCTTGAGTATAACTGATTGATGTTTGTAGTAGTACTCTGAGGTCTAGAAATTGTATATGCTGTTGTACCGATACCAGTAATTGCTCTGTCCACTGTAATAGCAGTAAGACCAATTCCAATAACAGTTGCACCTGCTCCGATAGTAATACCAGTACCACCAGTTACCGTAACAACGTCTCCTAGTGCAATATCGTCTGTTCCACCGTTTAGATTCTCTGTTGAGATTCCAGTAATTGTAATATCATTAAGTTCATTCGTAGCACCAAGAGTAGAACCAATACTAGTAGAAGTTACTACCGTAGTTGAAGTTGCTGCCTTGAATTGCAATTCTCCGTAACTAAGAGCAGAAGAAACACCAGTGTTTGATACTCTATCAGATATTTTTACTGAAAGATCAACATCCCATGTACCTGCAGTTGTTCCTGTTGCTGATGATATTCCAGTAATGACTCCTCTCATGAATCCACTGTAGAGTGAAGTTGATCCAGAACCAACGTCAATTCTATCGCCAATTGCTTGAGTTATACCATAACCAACATTAGGAATGTTTGCGGTTGATACACCAGTTAATGTGATTATTTGATCAGCAAATGCATCAATGGTGCAAACTTTTAAACCATTACCCCAAGAACCAGGATCTTTAGCAGCAAATTTAAAACTAAGAGACTCATTTGCTGTAGTCTGATAATCGTCTACGTAATTTTGATATGACTTTATTTTTACTCCAGTTGCTCCTTCTCCAGGACTAGCAACAGAAGAGTTTGCGTTATTTAAATAAGATCCTGCTCCCTCATCACAACGGAGTACTCTTAAAACTCCACCGTATGAAAGAAAGTTGGACGCACTCAACCAGTAACCATACTGTCCGTCCGTTGAAAGTGGCTTACCGAAGGTAGCAAGAAGATCTTGTTCTGTTTCAATCAGAACTGGAACATCAACTGGGCCTTTTTCAAATGGACCTGCAATTGCACCAACCTGATCGTTAGCACCATCTACTCTACCAATAGTTAAGTCAACTTCCCTTACCTTTACGCCAGGTGATACTAAGTTAAGCGACATGTCTTTTTTCCTCTATCAGAAATTCATTTTTACTAAAATTATTTATAAATTAGTTACTCTTACATGCGTTTTTACATGTAGTCCCACATGAATGACCTATCTCCATACTCATCAGCGTACCACCTTTGTCCTTCAGGATCAACAAAGGAAGACTCTTCAGTAAGTCCGTCTGATAGGAACCCAAATGGTGCCATATCTTGTTCTATTTGATTCTTTTGTTCATCATATAATCTCTTTCTTACATCCTGATCTGTAAGTTCTTTGAAGTAGTCTTGAGCAACCAACCATGCATAAATTACCAAGCACATTGCAAGGTCATCATTACATCCATCTTCTGCCTCAAATGAATTACTCTTGGATATAAAGGTAGTTAATTCTGAAATAATTTCATAATCATTGAAGTATAATTTATCCTCTTCAATCATAGCTTTGAGGTTAAGTGATCCTACTTTCTTAACCGTCTTGGACATCTTAACTCCCAATTGAGTCTTCTTACCAGAGAATCCTTGACCTACGATCTGACCTGCTCTACCTCTCATAGAACACATTAATAAGTTTGTATACTCCAAATCAAAGTTAAGAATAGACGCAACCTGATCTCCTACATCATTCACTTCACAAAGAATAAATGCATTATTATAATTCCTTGCTACTTCATAGATGACATTGGGAAATATCATTGGTTTAATTTCATTATTTCTATACTTTGCTACTACCTTATGTGGGAACTCAGTAATATCAACTACTACAAATGCTGAATAATCTTCTCCTACTCCTCTTGCAACGTCAACAGTAATCAAATAATCATGTTTATCTTGAGATGGGTGATATACATCCAATCCAGCACTTTTTTGTAATGGATTGTCATATACTAATGTTTTTAATTTACTTGCAGATATTAATGTATCAATAGATCCTAAGAACTCACACTCAAACTCAATTTTAAATTGTTGTTCTGATGTGTTTGCTATAGTTTGTTTTTTCCACTTGGCATTTCTACCAGGTACTTCAGACCAGTGAACATCTGTAGGAGTATATTCATTCTTTCCTTTCTCTGCATCATGCCACAATCGGTAGAAGTGATTCATACCATGTGGGGTAGATACTATTATAACTTTCGTGGACTTACCAGAAGTAATAGTAGGATATACTGAGGCAAAGAACGAGTCAGCAATATGATTAGGTACAAAGGCAAACTCATCAAGAAAAAGAATGTTGAAAGACATTCCTCGGACTGCTGAAGCAGACGTTGATGCTGCAAGTATTTTTGATCCATTTTCTAACTCCAGTGATCCTTTATTCCATGCAATAATACCTTGTTGCATCCATCTTGGGAGATTTTCATAAGCAGTTTGTAATCTACCTAACAATTCCCGTGCTGTTGCAGCCTTGTTTGCAAGTATACCAATATTTACACTATCGTTAAAAACAGCATAGTGTAGAAGATATGCAACCACAGTAGTAGACTTACCAGTCTGACGTGGCATTTTACATATATTGAATCTTTCTTTGTGGAATCTTTTTATTAATTTCTCTTGAAATTTGTAAGGTTGGAAAGGTACAAGACCTTCATCCAAATTAACAATCTGGACATATTTTTTTGCAAAATATACAGGATTTTCTTTACACTTTAAAAATTCAGTAATCTGATCGGCAGTAAACTCCATAGGAGTATTTGCCTTTTTAAGGTTCGGATTACCAAGATAAACATTATCAGACATAATTTAATTACTTTTGTTGTTCTGTTCCTGCAAATAATAAGGGTTTAGTTGGATCTTTTATTGCTGGATTAAAGTATAATACAATTCCACCAGGATAAATCTTTTGAACTTCTGCTACAACTTCAGCTTTGGTTGGTCTTGAGAACTTAGAGAAGAACATCTGAATATTAACAACTCTTCCTCTCCAGTTAGCAACTATCATATAAGTCTTACCTCTTTCCTGTACACGTAAGTATGATTCATAAGTAAATGTCTTCTTCTTAATTTTGGTATCATTTTCACCAGTTCTACCTGGTTTCATGGTTCCTGCGGTAAATCTTTTAACGTTTTTACCACCACTGTCTTTACCAAGTCCTCCTTTTCTCGTTGCACTAACAGTGCCAGTCTTCTTCGTCTGAGTAAGAACTGCGTCTTGTCCATACTTCTTACCTAATGCTTTTACTGCTTT